TTATCCGATTGAGGGCGTCTGGGATCCATTGGCGGCGTAGTCTGGAAAAGACATCATCGACTCAGTCGGTGTGTGCTCATAGGTTGAGGACAGCACTGCACTGAGGCGATCACCTAATAGGTTCCAGGCGCGCTTCTTTTCTTCGGCATAATCGTGATGCAGGTAGTGGCGTCTCACCCGAGAGCCGGCCAACACATGGTTTTGGCAGCGATCGATGACGTCCAGGCTGACCCCCAAAGCCTGCATCATGGTCGCGCCCGTGCGGCGCAGATCATGCGGCGTCCAGTCGCCGTTTTGGCCGTCGGCGAGGACCAGCGTGTCGTCGTGACGCCTTCTTGAGAGGGCCTTGCGGTTTTTGAACCGGGCCTGGCGATCACCGACCTGTTTACTCACCACTTTCACGTCCACATGCCCATCATCCTGCTTGTTCGGAAAACACCATTGTGAGTCTCCCGTCAGGGTCTTGAGTTCTTGAAAGAAATGCAGGGCGAAGGGGGAGAGGAAGACATGGTGGTCCTGCTTTTTGCCGCGAGTGCCTTTGACGTTTTCGCTGGGGAGAAACCAGGTCTGCCGGTCCAGATCGATATTTTTCCATTCGGCCTGCAGCAACTCGCCGATCCGGCACAGGGTGCCCAAGCTGATCCAGAGCGCAAGTTGGGTTTCCTTCTTTAGCGGCCGAATGCCGTCGTACTTTTGACCCGCGGGGAGGGCGTTGTAGTCGGCGGTCATTTGCTGGAAGCGGTTGTGCAGTTCCGACAGCTCAGCCGACGAAAGGATCCTGCTTCTTTCGGCCTCGTAGTCGGCCGGGATCAGGGGGGAGATGTCGACCAGCTCAGTTGGATCACCCTCGATCAATAAGGCCCGCCAGGGTTGGCGCTTTCTAGCCCAGCTGAACATCTGGGTGAGGTCGGCGAAGAAGCTGATGGCTTGCCGGTGAGCGCCGCGGTTGACCACGGCCCGGATCAGCGCCCGAACATCGTGTTCGGAAACATTGTTCACCGCTGTCTTGCCGAGTGCCGGAAAAAGGTCCTTGTTAAAGCGTCGTTGCAACTCGGCATTTCCGTCTTTACGCGCCACGCCATCCAACAGCCAGGCCTTGGCCAGATCCTGGACGGTCAGTATTTGCACCTTGCGCGTCCTCTCCTGTTCGGCCTCAACGTTAGCAGCGGCATGCGCCTGTGCCTTGGCGGTCTTCTTGTGCTCGTTGGGATTGATCTGCTCATCGATGAGCGCACGGGCCTGGTTGCGGGCCTTGCGGATGTCCGTCAGGGATTTGCGCGGCCAGGACCCGCAGGAGTACTCTTTGTTTTGGTCGCCCCACCGATAGCGATAGAAAAAGCTGACCGACACGCCGTTCTTGCGCACTGAGATTCGACCGGCCAGATTGCCATCCTCCCTGAGTATTCGGCCGGCATCTTCAACGGTCAGCGACTCGAGTTCTTTGATGGTGATTTTAACCATAAAATAGGTTCCCCCTACTTTTACCCCCACAAAAACGCCGGCTCTTGATGGACGTTCCTGGACTCTCGTAGAGCAGAACACCGCTGGAGCTCAAGTAAATACTAGCTTAGAAAAATCCAAAGTAAAATTTTGGAGTCTTTCAAGAAGTATGAAAAAGGAGATGGGGTGCTAGGGGTCGAGTGTTCGAATCACTCCGTCCCGACCATATTCCTGAGTAAAATCAGACACTTAAGCCGATCCTATGATCGGCTTTTTTGTGCCTGCGCAAAACTGACGCAAAACTACCCCGTTATTTCGCTGATATTCAGGTCAGGAATGGCTTCCGACCAGACGATTTCAGCATGGTCCTTCTGGTAGTTTTTGGTCATGGCCTCGCTGGCATGGCCGGCGATCTTCTGACCATCCTTCCCGGCTTTTTGATACAGGTGCAGCGACAGCGCCCGCACTTCATGGAAGCCAGGCATTTCCTCCTCTTTCCATCCCCTGTAACAATCCGCCGCTTCCCGGGCTTCTTTGAAGGCGCGCGTCAAATATCGTTCTTCGACCTGCGTCCAGTGGTCCTTCGTCTGCGCCTGCACCTGCTTTTTACGGTCAGGCCGGCGGTGGATCAGGTAAGGCGAGACGATGTCATCCCGGCACCGGCTGATTACGGCCTGTAGCTCATCAGTCACCTTGAACCGTATCCATGCCGCGTCACTGGCCTTGGCCGTCTTCTGCTGCACCACATACAGAAACCCTTCCCGAACCCCATCAAATCGCATATTGAGGATGTCAGTACGACGCTGCGCCGTGATCAGCGCAAGGTCGATTGCGTTCTGCAGCCAGGGCGGCGACTTCTCCCGAATGGCTTTCAAACCCTCAATGGTGTGTCGTTTACGTTGCTTCTTCTCGATTCTGTTGATGGTGCTGGCTGCCGGGGTGTCCGGACACAGCCCCTTCGCCGCGGCATGATTGAAGATGTTGATCAGCAGGGCGCGGCATTGGTTGGCCGTGCGCGGGGTGAGGGCGTCTAGCATCTTAGCGATCATACGGATTGTGATCTGGTCGAGGGCCTGGCCTTCGAAGTGCTTTCGAAAGCGGCGAAAGTGGACGGCGTAAAGGCCCAAGGTGCCCTTGGCTAGCTCGCGCGGCGGCAGGACATCGCGCTCATCCGACCACGAGCGGCAGCTTTCGGCCTCCTCCTTTGCGCAGTTGCACTCCACTTGACCCCCCGTTTGCATTCGACTTGACCAGTCATTTGCATTCGTTCTGATCACCGATCGCATCGGATTTCACCAGCACGCTTTGTAACCATGATCGGCAGAGAACGGCCAGGAGCTGCTGGCGGACGTAGCAATGACGAAAGAGCAACTATGCTAGGTCCGATGCCGGAATTGATCGAGCAGGTCGGGCCTTGCGTCCATACGTCATGGCAAAACAATGGGAGTGGGATCGATTCGCTTGTGTTGAATCGGCCGTTGCTCCATCTCAAGGAAGGTCTGCCGGAGGTCTGAAGTTGCGAATCGCTTTTCTAGTAAACCGGGACGTGGAGAGCAATCTCACTCTCAATTTCCTGTTACCCGAGATTCACGAGAGCACAGTGGGAATTTTCCTCTCGGAGAAAGTGGGATCGGGCAGGAAGGTGCCACGCATGCTCGGACAATTGGCATTGATCGAGCAGGACCTCTTCAATGCCTTGGCCCCTGGGTTAATCGGATCGAGTGACCCGGTCAGCAGCAGGCATCGATTCGGTTTTGCAGAACTGCAGCAACGCTTTGGGGTTCCTGTGCGGGTACTGCCCAGCTTGGGGGATCCTGCGGGCCTGCAAATGCTGCAGGATGCGGGAGCGGATCTGTTCATCTCAATCCGCTTTGGTCAAATTCTGAAGAATGAAGCGTTGGCAATTCCGCCACGCGGCGTCCTCAATCTTCACTCTGGCCTCTTACCTCAATATCGAGGTGTTCTCGCGACCTTCCGGGCGCTGCTGAACGGGGACCTGGAGATCGGCTGTACTCTCCATTGGATCGACAGTCCCGGCATTGATGTTGGTCGCATCATTGAGACTGCGCGTGTGGCAGTCGAAAAGGAGCGCTCCTTGCTGTGGCACATCCTTTCACTTTATCAACCAGGCGCGCGTCTCATCATGAACGCCATCAGGCGCCTGGAACGCGGTGAGCCCATGACGGGGACGTCTCAAGATCCATCTGCCGGGGCCTACTACTCCTTTCCCAGCGAGGATGACCTGATGCGGTTCACTACACTGGGGTGGCGGCTCTTCGATCGCGAGGACGTTTGGGATCTTTTCGAATCGTACGGATTTCCGTTGCGGATAAGCGCTCCTTGAGAGCTGAACGGCGCCGTACTTCTCGTCGCGTAGCACTGTGATAGGTCGGCCGAACCAGGATTCACAGTCCTGGGCGAACCGGCGGTTGTCGGCTTCCTCGTTTGCGAGGAACGCATTGATGATCTGCATGTCATGGGTCGCCCCGTATTCGGCCAGGGCCAGCTTGGTGGCCACCGCCGAGGCGGCGCCACAGCTGAACTGGTAAACGATGCGTGGCGTCATAGCCTTGGCCCCCTGTAGATGTTCCATACGAGGTAGAGCAGGACAGGGAGGATCATGGCTGCACCTCCAGCACGGCGGTCTTGCGCTTGCGCATCAGCTCGGCAACGTCACCCGGGTAGCTGATCTCCACTTCGCCCATCCCAACTGCTCGAGCGCGTTTGCTGAGGCAGATGTCGAAGTGTTCACGGATGATGCCGGCCTTCTGGATCCACTTCCGCTGTATGCCGATCTTGTCGGCCATGGCCAGCAGTTCCTCGGTACTGTCTGCGAACATATGGCACATTGTCATGCGCCCGAACGTTGCGTTCATGTCGTCCACGTAGACGGTCATGACTGCACCTCCTGGGCCAGGGCTGCATCGATAGCAGCATCGATACTCGCCTTGCCGTCTGCCACGTAGGCCTCGCCACCAAAGATGCGCTGATCGCGCATGGTAGCTTCGTGACGCCAAATTGCGCGCGCAGCCACCGATACCGCTCGGCGTCCTTGCGCAGCGCCTCGCAGTCAGTGCGCAGGCTCTGCACCGCCCGGAAGGTTGCGCTTTCACGCAGCGCCTCGATCTCAGCGAGCAGGGCCAGAACACTTTCGCGAGCCGTGACCATGAACTCTGCAAAGTCCGCTCCGCAGCGATCAATATAGGTCGGTCCGTCGTACTCATAGTCGTCGCTATCAATCAGGAACGGTTTTCCATATACGGTGTAGGTGCCATCAGACTCGCCACCTATTACGCTTCTGTCCGGATGTTGGCTGAAAGGGACGGTGTTGCTGCCCCAATCCAGATCGGATGGGAATGCCTCAGCCAGGGCCTTCAGCTTTTCTTTGTCGATGCTCATGTCATATTAACCCGGCAATCAAATACACCAAATCATGCTGCGTAGGCGATACGTGGATGCCGGAAATAAGAACGGATTCTTTGAGGGCGTAATTGCAATCGTCTCATGACCGAGCGAACACGCCTTTCCAGTTCGTCCTGATTACGCGCCGGCAAGCCCGTGCGAACCTGATGTTTCAAATCACAATTCAAATACTCGTCAGGGTTCAACTCCGGGGCGTAGGCCGGCAAGAAGAACAGTTCGATTTGCTCTTTGCGGTCGCCAACCCAGGCGCTCACCTTTTTGCTGTGGTGTACGCGCAGGTTGTCGAGAATCAGGAACACCTTGCGGCCCTGAGCATCGCGAATCAGGCGACTCAGGAAGCGAATCAGCACTGGGGCTGTCAGCGTTTCCCGATACAGCATGAAGCGCAGTTTGCCCCGATTGGTCACGGTGGAAATCATGTTGGTGGAAAAACGACTGCCGCTGACCAGGCGCACCGGCGTTTCGCCAATAGGGGCGTAGCTGCGGCCAGCATGGCTGTCACTGCGCATACCGGTTTCGTCGCCCCACTGAATCTCACCATTCTCAGCCCTGGCCCGCTGTGCGATGCGTGGATATTCATTATCCAGCCAGTGCTGAACCACTTCAGGTTTCTGCTGATAAGCCCGATGCAGTGGGCGCTGCGGGGTGTAGCCCCAACGCTTGAGGTATTCACCAACCGTTCGAACCGGCATGAGAAAACCACAGCGCTGGCGGATCAGTTCTCGCACCGCATCACGCGTCCAGAGCGCAAAGCCGAGCTTGAGTTGGTCGGGCATCTTATCGGTCATCAAGGTGCGAATCAGCACTTCCTGGCTGGAGCTCAAACTGCGGCGATCACCCTGGCGCACACCACGCTGGCCGCCGGCAATGGCAGCCTTTTCGCCTTTATGTTCTGCGACCTGCGCCCAGTGAGCAATAGTGCGGGGGTGAACACCAACCGCTTCGCCAATAGCCTTGTAGGTGTAACCCTGCTCACGCATGCGTAGGGCCGTGGAGCGCTTTTCACGTTGTTCTTGGGGGCTGAGTTTACGGGCATCTATTTTCATGGAGACAGATTATCTAATATGCCCTATTTATTTGCCAGGTTAATAGCTCCGCCGTTATAATGAAGTGGCTATATTAGGGTTGAGTGGAATTTTAAAGGTGGGATATGTTCGTACTTAAAATAATTGGAATGTTATTTATTGGTTTGTTTGCAAAAATAGCCGGGTGGGAGCTGAGTGGTCGCGATGCTAGACTTAGTTATAGGTTGGGACTTGTTGTGGTTCTATTGGTTGGCGGTTTTTTAATCTTGCTATTGTCGTTTTCGGGGTTCTTGACCTTTGGGGGCGACAGTCAAGCTCAGGCGTTTGGACGCTCCGGATCATTGGCTACCGTGATGTCTCTATATGCAAAGCATCGACTTGATCTTATTGGTGCAAATTTTGATTTTATTAATCAGGTCAAAGATAGGCATCCAGCATTCGAGAGAATGTACGCCAATCTTGAAATGACTTTGGGTAAATCAGGGCGGTTGTGTTTATTTTTTGCTGTCGTAAGTGCTTTAGTCTGGGGCTATGGAGATATCTTTTTGTTGTGGATATATAAGTATTAAGTGGGTTGGTACTTTCCTTGCGCACCTTTGCGCAGACGCGGAACTTGATCACCTTTGACCAGACGCCGGGTAACCGTCTTCCGGCCTTCCAGGATTGCGCGCACCATGGGCGCCGAGAACAGGATCGGGCGTTCCTTCACCTTGGTCATGGCTGCGCCTCCAGGTCTCGCCGCACTTTGCTGTACTTCTCAACGTGCCCACAGGGGTTGCTCCAGCTATCTACGGCCAACTGCCGGCTGCCATCCCAACTGGTCGTTCGGATTGGCTCTCCCCGCGGAGCATCACACGCCCGGCAGACCCAGGGGAGCGTCACGGTGATTGAGGAATATTCTGCGTGCTGTTCGCGGGCAGGGATAGTTACTGTTCTTTCTTCAGGCATGACTTCTCCTTGGCAGCTATATTTTCTGCCGGTCTGACCAATTTGGATTGATTCACAAGGAGCGTGTTATGAAACTTGCAATCAATCTGCCGTTGCTAATTATTGGAAGCGCAGTGTTTGGTATAGGCTTGGCTGATGGCAGGAATTGGTGGTTGTTACCAGGTTGCATTTTCCTTTCCGGCGCTCTTTTCCTTGGGGAATGGCGTTAATGTGGTCCAGTGTTTCAGGCATGATTTGTCCTTGTTCCACTTGCGACAGTGGTAGCGGTAAGTGGGAGTTGCACTAGGGCTGAGTACAAAAGTGTTCTGACGGAGGGGTAGAGCCTGATGGCTAGCTCCTAGATGCAGGAGTGCGCTAATATTTCATCGAATCAGCTAGGAGCAGTTCAATTGAAAGTATGGAGGCCGGAGAGGGCTCTTCAATACAGTTTTGGATTCATGTGGCTGCTTGGTGCTTTGAGCGCAGTAGTTTGGACGGTCGTCGGGTCGGTAGGTTATTGGTCGCGCATTGGATGGCTACCTGTTGACGCAGCAGGCTGGGCACAAGCTTTTGGAGCTATCGTCGCCATCGTGGTAGCCATCGCGATTCCGTACTTTCAACAGGAGTCTCTACGGAAGCAGAAAGAAGAAACTGAACTAAAAGCAAGGCTAGATGGGATTAATGCTACATACGCACTGATGATCCATGTGTCTGACATTTACACGCGCCTTAAGCTCGCCTTGAGGGTATTATCATTTGCAAACAACCCGTTGGATTGGAAGGCGGTCGCACACGACCTCAAACAGTCGGCGGCTATGCTTCGCGAAATACCAGTTACTGCTATTTCAAATGAGATGGTTCACTTCTTAGTTGGCCTTCGCGAGGTTAGCAACTACGGCGAGTTTTTAAGTGGATTGATGGATTACCCAAATCCGAGCTTGGTTTTTTCTTTAGAAATCATAGATAAAGTTGATGCCAATGTTTCTTTGGTGGGGCGTTGGGTGGAAGAGCTTGAGCTCCTTGAGAATAGTATTACCAGGCTTAACCGCTCATGCGGCCTTCATTAAGGCTTCTATCACGCGCTGACCGGCAAGCGGCGGTACGGCATACCGGCCATATGCATAGCCAGCCGGTGGCTGTCGGGGCGGCGCATGTCAGCCGGGAATGACATAGCAGCCAGGGCCTCGCTGGCACTTAGCATTCGCATGCGTCCGCCGTCTACCAAGGCCCAGCGATCCAGGGTGGTGATGGTGCCAATCGGTCGGTTGATGTCTCGGCCGGTGGTGCCTGAGCCCTTGCCGTAGCAGGGCATGATGAAGCGATCGCCGAAGCGCTGACGCCCGTTGCGCACTCGGTCGAGCGTGGCCAGGGCCCGGCCAGGCTTCTCGATGGGCGACCACCGCCGGGCTTCGAAGTTGAGGAAGCTGCTCGCCGGCACATGCTCGCATTGCTGGAGCTGCAGCTGAATCGGCGTCTTGCTCTTGGTGCAGATCAAGAACAGTCGCACCCGATGTTGCGGCACGCTGAGATCAGCGCAATCAACGATGTGAGGTGCGACCTGGTAGCCAAGTCTCTGCATGGCATCGACCCAGCTCGGGTACAGCAACCAGTTCACGAACTCCGGTACGTTCTCGACCACCCAGGCATCCTGCTGCAGAACCTCTGCGGCAGATGGCACAGCCCAAGCTGTCGATCTGGACGCATCATGCTCAGGGTTGCCGTTTTTCTTGCCGCGGGCTTTCGCGTGGCCTTGGCAGCACGGGGAGGCTATGCCGATGTCAGTTCGTGGCACTGCCGCCCAATTGGCCTGATGCAGAACCTGGCAGACGTGCTCAGTGTCAGCGTGATTTGCTGCGTGCCACTTCACCGCCTCGGGCCAGTGGTTTGCAGCCCAGAGGGCCTGGACACCTGCGGCGCGTGCGCCAGTGCTCCATCCGCCGAGGCCAGCGAACGGGTCGATTGCGGTGGGCATGATAGATCCTAATGGGTATATTTATGAGGTTTTGTATGAGGGTTTACATACATGGATGAAAATGGTGTTGCTCGGGTCTATCATTTCTGTAGTACCAAATATGGTTTGGAAAATATAAGAAATAGGCGATTAAAAATTGCCACAATAATGGAGTTGAACGATCCGTTTGAGCTGTTGGCGTATGATCTAAACAAACAAGAATTAAGGCGTGTCGCCAAGGAATTAAAAGTAACTTTCGCGGATAAATTTGGACTTATCTGCTTTAGTAGATCCTTTAGAAGTCCGGTCCAGTGGGCTCATTATGGTGATAAGCATAAAGGGATCTGCCTGGGCTTTGATATTGATAAGGAAGCCTTGCATAAAATTAGCTATACGTCGGCGCGCAAGAGAATTGAAAACGATAACCTTAGTAAAGATAATGCGTACAATTGGTTTTTGGAGTTTTTGACTACTAAGCATAGAAGTTGGAGCTATGAAAAGGAAGAGCGGCTAATGAAGCGGCTTGATACTTGTGAAAGAGCGGGAGTGTTGTACTTCTCTAAGTTTTGTGAGGCCATGAAGCTTCAGCAGGTAATTGTTGGGTGTGAATCTAACGTTTCTGGCGCGGAATTGCGTGACGCCCTAGGAGAGGAATTGCGTGAGGTGTCGATCTTTAAGGTTCGTCCTGCATTTTCAAAATTTGAAATGGTGAGGAATAAAAGCATCGCGCTGTGATTCTCAAAATCGCATAGCGGGACTATGGGTTATAGACTCGCTCTACTCAGCTAGCATTTTTGAGCAGAGAGCTGAAAACGCTGCAACTCAGGCGGCTGCGGCGTTCTCAACTGTTGGCTTCGGCTGGTAGACAAGCGTGCCATCAAGGATGGCTGCCTTGATCGCTTCGAACTCCCAGGCGTAGTACTGCGACTCGACGTAAACACGCAGCTCGGGGTAGTCGTGCTGCTTTCGTCGAATGAAGGCCTCGGCTGCTTCCTTGGTGAAGTGGCTGTTCACGATTTCCCAGTGCTTGTTCCAGCCAGTGACTATGTGGTCGTCGAGTTCGTCCAAGACTTCCCACTGATCATCGGCAACAAGCTCCAGAAAATCGCACTCGTTTCTGGCCTGGACCATCCGATTGAGTTCTTCCTGCTCGTCCTTGTCGAGATCTGCCCAGTAATCCTCAGGGCTGAACCAGCTGTTGTCTTCCAAGCAGACCGTCAGGCCCTCGGCGTAGTCAGCCTCATAGCCGTAGTCGATGCACTTCTGCTGCACGGTGAACAGCGCGCATGCCGTGTGGTGCCACTTCACTCCCTGGCCGTTGCAGTTGTGGCGAAGGCGTGTGACGAAGTCCTGCCAGGTATCTTCGGTCATCGGATGGCCGGTTGCCAGGCTCGGGCTGGCGTTGGTATCGCTCATGGATTTCTCCATGCAGGTGCCGCCCTCCGTGATCGGTGGTGGCAATTTGATTTTGTGTGGGCTATATGTACTGATCGGCATTCAGTCATAGGGAGCTGCAATGAAGATTCGTACGGAGCATCAGAACCTGGGCGCAGCCCTCATGCAGATTGCTGAGGACGACAATTTCACCGCGATCAACCCGCTGAAGCTGAAAGGCGACAAGATCAACAACGCTTTTCTGATCAATGCCGACACCTGTATTTTCCTCAAGTACGGGCAGGAGCCAAAACCAACAAGGGAATATCAGTTCACGTACACCCGTGAGCACTTAGAGGCCGTCTATGGTGCTGCCGAGCATTACTCTGTGTTCGTAGGGCTTGTGTGTGTTGAGGACCAAGAGATCTGCTGCTTGGATCTTTCGCAGCTGAAGTCAATGATCGAGGCCCGCCGTAAGACACACGGCCAAGAGGAAGAGTCCTATCAGGTACTGGTGACCGCTCCCGATGGTAAAAGTCTTCGCTCTTACACAAACGCATCAGGACGGAAGGGCGTTATTGCTGGGAGAGAGGTCATAATCTCGCGAAACCGTTTTCCGTCCTGTCTTTTTCAGTGAATTCATCCAATGGGAGATAACCTAATCCCCAGGTTCTCGCCTTAGCTCGGCCTGGCTGGCGTCTTCGAACTGACGTGCAAGCCTTGGTGATATGCGAAAAGCTGGCGTGTCAGGCTTAAGCAGTCGGCGCGCCCTTTCATCACGATAGCGCCAGGTCCTGCCAGAGCTCCTGAACCTGGCTGTAGCCGTGGACTGCCAGCTCTGCTGCAAGCTGCTTGCGAATCCCGGCCGGCATATCGAAGTGCATTTTCTCTATGTCCAGGCGATCCGCCTCGGCCTTCTTGCGGTCGAGGTAGTCAGCTGAATGCTTCGCCGCGCCAGTCTTCTCTGCCTTCACAACCTTCCCCTGATCTATTTGTGGTTCTTGCCTAAGATCGCATCCAAGCCAGCGCTCTGGTTCTGAAGGGCGGCTAGTGATCTTCTGACCACCGACCTCGGCAGGCTTCGTATATCGGGTGTCGGTCTTATCGACTTGCTCCCAGATCCGCATGTTTGTGGACATGAGTGTCTCCCGCGCCATGCTTGAAGGGCGCTGTGAAATTCAGTGAGGGGGCTGCGGAGGTTTATCTGAGATAGACGTAGGTGAACCAGGCGATTGCGATAACGGGGATCATGCTGAGGTACAAAGACGGCATTCTGGCCACCACCAACCGCAACGCCAGTACCGTGGCGCACACCACACCGCGATTCAGCATGTGTCGTCACAGGCGCGGATGGAGGTGGCCAAGGCGAACACCGACGTGGTGACCGAAATTGAAATGATCGCCACACTGGACAGCAAGACCAGTCAGCTCTGCCGAGCGATGGATAAGCGACGGTTTCCGGTCGACTCCGGGCCTCGGCCACCGTTTCACCCGAACTGTCGCACGACCTTCGTTCTGCTGACCAGGCTCAGCTAGGTGTTCGCCAAGGGCGCCACACGGGCTTCGGTTGGCGCGAATGGCCCCGGGCAGGTCAGTGCCAGTCTTGATTACTACCATTGGCTCCAGCAACAGCCTGCGTCGTTTCAGGATGCAGCGATTGGTCCGAAGCGGGCGAAGCTGTTTCGGGAGGGCGGGCTTAGCGTCCAGCGCTTTGCAGAACTGCAGCTTGATCGCAACTTCGCGTCTTTGAATCTGGCGCAAATGAAGACGCTGGAGCCGCTGGTATTTGAGCGAGCCGGAATGTAGAGTTGAGCGGGACACAGAAAACTAAGGAAAGCTATGCTTCAAAATATGCCAGGGAATAGCAACAAAATTCAGCTGGTCTCCGCTTTAGATGGTTTGTTTTTAATTACGGCTCTAAACAATATCGACATTATTATCAGAGGCGTGTTTGGTGGGAGCTGATTGTCGCAAAAAAGAACGGCTGGTTGTCGTCGGGTAGTATCTTGCAGGCTATCAATTTTATATTGCCATTCAGTGCCTTGCGGAATTCTGTATGTACGGGAAGAGTTGCTGTCGAATTTCTAGTTGATTGGGTGGCTGCTAATATAAATGCCCTCTGTACATTGCGGAACATCAATTATATAGAGTTGTGCAGAGTAAGACTTGCTGCAGTCGAGCGTTATTCAGTATGCTATATATTAGATGAAATGAGTCTGAGTGGTGCTTTTAATCCACTTTACACTGATGCTCATCACACGCTTTATGAAATGACCTTCTACTAACAGCAAAAACTTAAATGCCCGCTCCGGCGGGTTTTTTTATGCCCGCAAAACGGGCCGCTTATACCTAGGAGTGCATTAAAGTGACAGAAGAAAACGAAATCGCCCTGGAAAACCCTGCAGTCAAGGCCGCTATCGCGACTGCTGTTGAGGCATCCGTTTCCGGGTTGAAAACCAAGAACTCCGAGCTGCTGGGCAAGCTGAAGGAAACCACCGGCAAGCTGACCCAGTTCGAAGGCATCGATAAGGCTTTGTCTATCAAGCCAGCAGGCCAGGCTGGCGACATTGCAGCCCTCAAAGCTGTGCTCGATGCCGCCGGTGTAGCCTACCGTGCCAATGTCTCGAAAGAGTCCCTAGAGAAGCTCTTGGCCGAACAATACAAGGCTCTAAGATGATTGAGCTTTAGGCAAGTCTGAGCCTCCGCACAGTAGATATCGTTGTTCAGGGAACGAGGAGTAAAGAAGGATCAGAAGTTCTTTCGAAGCTTACCTTCAGCAATTTCCTCCAAGACCTGAACGTAACGCTCAGGCGCAACTTTAGGAATCTCAAAGGTGGTGGTGAAAATAGGTGGAAAATCTTTTTCCTGTATCTCGTACTTTGTGAAAACCTGCGTTATCAGGGCGTTATAGACGCTAATTAGTGTTGGGCATCTAGCGTAGTCGGGGAAAATCTGCGCAGCCTCGTCCAGACAGTCGTATAAAGGAATACTGTACATATGGTCAGCGTCTCCCTCTATGCTGCCGTAGAATCGCCCTTGTGCATCCTTGAGGAAGTGTTTGAGCAAATGGGTGTCCAGTACAGGCACACCATTGCGGGGGTAGCCCGCGTGAAATTGGCCGTTGATTATTACCAGAGGCAGCACTGCCAGATCATTACGTCCACTGAGTAATGGGTAGTACTTATCGCAGAAAGCTTGCAGATTTTCACGGACTCGCTCTGCTTTTCGGCGAGCTTGATTGGTTTTGGTTTCTATTCCATTCAAGTCGGATAATTCATTGTGATAATCCAATGCAGTGATAGGCGTACGTCGGCTCCTGAGTTCGGCGATGACGATCAGGTTGCCAATGGCAAACGTCAGATCGATTTCCTCATATTTTTTGTGCTCATATCTAAACTTCATTGGCGCTGTCCAGCAGAGGTGCTCTGCTAGGATAGGGTTGTTCGATCGACACTCCTGCAGAACATTCAGAATGTCGCGCTCGAACAACTTGCCACGGTGATCGGATTTGGGATCGATGCGCTTCAGCCAAATGTCGAAATTGCGCTCGATGCTGGCAGTCAGCAAAGCGCTGATTGCAAAACAAATATATTCATCGAGCACCAGCAGGGGCTGGCTCCAGAGGTCGTCCTGGATGCTACTGGCATCATAGGAGAGCATCTCAATAACGATCTTTACATCATCGACGATCATGTTCGTACATCGCACCAGATGATCCACCAAATCGTCTCGTCGGAGCTTTGGGGCAAAGGCCAGTAGCTCATCCCACTGCTCTGGTGCAGCTCCGGATACGGTAGCCTCTTTAATCTGGGCTGCGAGAACGGCCAGGTGAGACCAGACATTCAAGACATTGCGCATTGTCTGGTTTCTGGCGTCGCTGGATCCTGAGTCGAGGATAGGATGTAGGTGTTGATCGATCATGTAGTGCGGTGCGACGCGATGGTAGAAAGCCGACATCTGCACTTCCTCTGATAAGCCCTCCCAGGGGACGCAGGACAGGCTGTTACCGGAGCCCTGGTAGTGCAGGTATTGGCCTGAATCCATCACTGCTTCAGCGATCAGGCGCCAGTTTTTCAGATCGCGGACGATCAGCATTACCTCCGTGGCACGGTGGTGCTTCCGGCGATATTCTGAGACGGCTTTGAGCAAATGCGGATCAGGGGCAGTTGAGGCGAGAACCGCACCTTGAGGGTGTGGGAAAAACTGGGCTTCGCCGTAAAGTAGGTCCTGCCAGATGCGTGAGAAGTTGTGAAACCGCTGAACCATTGAAGTTTCATTCACTAGGAATGTGAGCTTGTCCAGTTTATGAGGACGATCTTCAGGAAAGATTTTGTCCAGGTCATCACGGCGCTTGAACAGTTCCCAGAACGCCCCGCATAGGCTGTCCAGCCGATACGTATTCAAGGCGCTGGGATCGGCCTCGGCATTGCCATAGTTAAGAGAGGACTTGAGTGCCAGGTGTTGTTCCATTGTCGCTTCGGGTTGCCCGGCCATAAGTTCCAACTGCTCCTCGCACACCCGGTAGAATGCGTGATTGGCGGCTCCCAGGTGAGCTTGGATTAGTTCGTTTGTGCTCAGCGGATTGTCACGGCGAAAAGTGAATTGCTGACGAGTTTTTTCCACGCGCTGGAAATGGTCATTTAGCCAGGCAGCAGCATTAAGGAAACCGCGTTCTTCATTCCCTTGGCCCCTGGTGAATTCATAAGCATCGAGCCAACTAGATAGCTTGAATTCGGTCAGCTTAGCCGGATGGGGGAGTTGCCCTTCACGAGCTAGTTTCAACAGCGTTTTCTGGGGCTGGTTCACAGGGGAGAAGTCCTTGTCTCAGTTACTCGAGATGATCTACGAATCGGCTGGTTGGGAAGTCAGGCGATGGTCATTGTGCGGCTCGTAACAAGCCGTTATCGATTTTACTTCCAACGCATCATACTGTGCCTTCGCGATCACCACGGCTCGCACCGTCCTTCAGACGAACCAACTATAGGGTCGAAACCGAGAACAAAAAGGATCGCATACTCCATATACCAGACCGTCTGCACGCGATAAAAAACGATCATGGTCGCTCCTCTGCACTGATTTTAGAGAGTTTGAAAGTCAGTCTTAAACCTTCCAGCGAGTTAACACATGATGCTCATAATTGAGGACGGCAACGGCAAGCCTGACGCCGAGAGCTATGCATCCGCCGAGGACCTGGCCATGTACGCCGTGAAGTTCGGCGTAGCCATCCCCGCTGACGTGCCCGCGCAAGAGGCGTTGCTGCGACGGGCAGCTCTGGCGATGGATGGGATGACCTGGAAGGGGCGCAAGAGTAATAGTGATCAAGCTCTGGCCTGGCCGCGCCGGGAAGTGTTACTGGATCAGGAGATCAAGACCAACAACTACCTGCCGGCGCGGATTCAGTACGGCCAAATGGCTCTGGCTGCCGAGATTCACGCCGACGACGTGGACCCGATCCAGAAGCGCAAAGGCGCGGTAACCATGGGGCGTGTCGAAGGGGCGGTGACTCGCGAATACGCCACTATCCCGAACACCAGTGGCCGACTGCTGCCGGCGGCGCCGGACCGGCCGAGCGCGACGCAGTTTGCTGATTACCTACAGAAACGCGGGCTGTTTGCAGTTAGGGCCTAGCTGCTACAACTCTTGTTGATTATGAGTATTGAAGCTAGTATCGGGCGAGTTGCTGCGGCAACGTCATTCCTTCTATCTACTCAGCCTGTGCGCAGGCCGGAGCGTCAGTATGAAGCCTGAATTTCGTATTCGTGAAGTCACTCGTTACGCCATCACTAGATTTGATGAGCGGGGCACTCACCCTGTTGCTCAGGTCGATAATAGAGAAACAGCGGAGCAGATAGTTTCTGCTTTGGCGGCTCAGGCCGAAGCTGATTCGCTGGTGCTAGGTACTTCAATTGATGATCTCAATTTCTCAACCAGAACTCGAAACAACTTGATTGTTACCTGTGGTCTTTCCACGTTGGAGGATCTAACCAAGATCAATCAGGTGCAGCTGCTTGGAAAACATCGCGTTGGAGTTGAAACGTTGAAGGAGGTGCTTCAACTTTTGAACGACCGAGGACTGAAACATCAACTTGGCAGATTGTAGGTCGAGCGAAAACCCCTGAGCCCAGCCATCGTGCTGGGTTTTTCACATCTGGAGCCCTCATGGCCAGCTTCTACGACGAAATGGCCTTGATGGCTCTGGAGATGATCACAGAGTTCGGCCAACCCGTAACCATCCGTAACATCAAGCCCGGCGAGTACGACCCTGAAACTGGGTTCGCTGGGCCCGACACCATCATCGAACAGACGGCCCAGGGCATCCTACTCGACTTCACCGGTCTTGAGTTCCAGAACAACAGCCTCATCAAGCAGGGCGACAAGAAGCTCAAGGTCGCCGCACAAGGGCTGGAGTGGGCGCTAGATCTGCTGAACCAGGTGGTCATTCAGGGTCGGACCTGGTCCATCGTTCCACCACTGAAAGAGGTCAACCCAGCCGGTACACCGATTCTGTACGAACTGCAGGTGCGGTCATGAACCGGTACGCGGGCAGGAACGACAGCTTCGCCGAAAACATCCGCCAGTTCGCCGAGCAGGCCCAGGCCGGCATTGATGCCACCATTCGCGAGATCGTGATCGAGATCGGCAGCAGCGTGATTCGCATGTCGCCGGTGGGTAACCCGGAGATCTGGGCGGCCAACGTGGCGCACCGTGCGGCCAATACGCGCGCGGCCGACGACTACGACTTCAAAGTCGCTGTGCGCAACACGCTGATCAACCTGGACGAAAACAACTTCACCAAGGCCGGCAAGCTGCGCCGCGGCGTGAAGTACGCCAAGCCCCTGACCAAGACCGAGCGCGACCAGAACTTCAACGTGAACGGCCTGGTAGCCGGTAAGGGCTATGTCGGTGGGCGGTTTCGGGGGAACTGGCAGTTTTCGATCGATACACCGGCGGATGGTGTTCTGGATCAGGTCGACCCATCCGGCAATGTCACCATCGCTGTTCTGCGTACTCAGGTTCAGTCGCTGACCGCCGGCCAGACAGCCTACATCGTAAACAACCTGCCTTACGCGGTGCCGCTTGAATACGGGCATTCGAAGCAAGCCCCTGGTGGCGTGGTTCGAATCACGCTCGCCAGATTCCAGCAGATCGTCGATGAAGCCATCAGGAACAACCAGGTATGAGCCACAACGTCATTGCCTCGATCTTAGAGGTTAGGGTTATCGTCTGGGCGAAGGCCAGAGCAACACCACTGAAAGTGGTTGTCGAGAACGAGGCCTATGCACCGAAGGACGGAGAAACCTACCTCTGTGCCTAACGGAGCTCTGGTTGTTGGAGACTCAACTGTGCGAACCAAGGAGCTTGGGCAGAGACTCTATTTCAGCTCGATAGGAAGAATTGATGTATTCCAGCACAAAGTAAGGTCAGGCCAATTTGCCGCTATTGTGCGCGGCAAGGATGGCAGCAGTCTTCGAACCTTACGGATGCGTAGCATTGATAGTGCAAAGCGTTTTGCGGATGCGATGGAATATCTGAAGCTTCACAGCTCATAGCTGGAGCACGTTTCACCAAAGCCCGCCAAGTGCGGGTTTTTTATTGCCCAGGAGAAAGCAATGCCTCAGTTCTTCAGCTCACTCTCCTTGGCGATAGTGTCAGCGATCATCGTGATGTGTTTCTCTGCTGCACGGATAGTACTTGAGGAGAGCTTGAACTCCCGGGTTACCTCGATCACACGTTTGTAGATCAAGCATCGTGGATCTGCTGGTCGCGGACGCCGTTACGCAGGCCTGCGTAGATGGCTCTTGCATAATTTGTCTCCGGGTAGCTGACGGCTTGGCCGGGCTGGCGTTATTCGTAGAATTGGGCTACTGATCCTAGGTCCGACACGAAGTCGGCAGGGAGAGAGCGATGACAGAAGATGAGTTTGTGCAGCGCGTATTTGAGATCGCGGCTCAGCATGGCTTGACGGTTGAAGATCGCCGACCAGGGAAAAGCATCTGTTTCAACCCATTCAGCAATAAATGGCTCAGTGAGAGCCACATCAGATCTCTTTTTCCATTGGTCTTAACGCCAGGGTTGTCGGAAAAGCAGATGAATCAAATGGTTGAGGAGGTCGCTCCAGGACGACCGTGCACTCACGTAGGATTCCGCAAAATCATCCGGCAACTTCACGATGAGTGCGGTTGGGTGCCGGGACCAGGGATATGAGTGCAGGTGAGCGGTTGCTACTCACAGCACGGTCTGGGCCTGGTCTGCTATCGCTGTTGGGCGAACGGTGTTGAATGTGTCTACCGCCGATAGCGCCTCGGTCCAATGGCTTTCTCTGTGGGTGATGTATGCAGCCCGGCTAGTGCAGGCGATTGGACTTGATCCTCCTTATGGGGCAAGGTCTGGCTCCGCTCACCTCGACCAGGAAAGCCCATGACCCATACAGAACGAGCCACTCTGCTGCTCGCGTGGCTTTGCGAAGAAAGCCGTGCCATCGACCACCGCGATATCATCCTGTTCGATGAGGCGCTGGGTGAGCACATTGCCGACTATGAGGCGGCAGTCGATACCGGTTGTTTCGAGTTCTGTGGCGATACCTATCGCAACAAGGCTGGCACCCAGAGCAACCCGCATCTCATGGATGGGTTGGTTCTCTTTGCCTACGCCCGCGAGTCGCTGCGAGCCCAGTCAGAGCAGACAGAAACCTCCCAGGAACCGACCTGCACTGCAATGCTGTTCACTTAA